GCCGTTGCCGTTGCCGTAGCCGTAGCCGTGGCCGTAGCCGTTGCCGTAGCCGTTGCCGTTGCCGTAGCCGTAGCCGTGGCCGTAGCCGTTGCCGTTGACGCAACTCACGGGATAAAAGCGTTCAGGGCTGGTCATCACGTCGGCCCTCCATGTTGGAAAGCCGCGCTTTCAATTCACGAAGGCGGTTTTCTGCCCAGCGCACGTCTTTTTGATAAATTCGCAGATATTCCTCTGTCTGAACGATATTTTCGCGCAGACGCGCAATTTCATCTTCTCTGTTCACTTCAATGCTCACTTTAGCTTTCAAAACAAACTCCTCAGCCCGGCACACATGGTCCCAAGCGTTCCAGAGCATCTCGCTCGTCTTTTCGTCATTGGTCTTCGACTGGTGTAAAAGATACGCCAGCCGTGTCAACTCGTGTTCAATTTCATCAAGGGTCAATTTGTCTCTCCTATGTCTTTCGCCATTATGGGCACACGCCCAACCACATTGCAAGTTGCTTTTTGGGCCGTTGCCCATATAATTCACACATGAATCCATCAGACCTCTTGGCTGAAATCGAAAAATTCTGCCGCGAGCAGAATATGTCCGAAAAAACATTCGGGGCATATGTGCTGAATAACAGCAAACTCGTGCAGCGTCTCCGCGATGGCGGTGATATTCGCATCGGCACCTATAATAAAGTGCAGGCATACATAAAGGGCAACATTAAAAATGATCCTGAGCATTGATCCCGGCCTGTCCGGCGCGCTTGCGTGGGTGTCCACCGATGGCCATCTTGTCGCCGTCGAAGACATGCCTGTGGCCAAAATCCGCGACAAAAACCGCATCGTCGCAGCCAGTCTAGCCGCTCTCATGCGTGAGCGTCCGGTGGACTACGTCCTCATTGAGCAGGTTTCCAGCCGCCCTGGCGAGGGTGCTGCAGGGGCGTTTGCGTTTGGGTATGGCGCTGGGTTGCTGGAGGGCTGCGCTGCAGCTATCGGCCTGCCAGTGCGCCTTGTGACGCCAGCCGCCTGGAAGAAGGGCGCGGGGGTCCCGGCTGATAAGAACGGCGCACGGATGATGGCATCACGCCAATGGCCCGGCGCGGCAGACCAATTCAAGCGGGTGAAGGATGACGGGCGAGCGGAAGCTGCGCTTATGGGTCGATGGGCAATTTTAGGAGGAATTAAATGATTGACAGCGGTGCAAATGGGGTGCAGGATCGCACCATGATAGCCGCAAGACAGTCTGTCACGTTTACAAAACCCCAGGCAACTTACCTGCGCGAGGAGGCCGTACGGTTGGGGATATCAGTGTCAGACTTAATCCGGCGTATCATTGACCAATATCGTGAGGGAAAATGAAAAACAGATTGACTCTGGCGGATGCGTGCAAAATGACCACTGTGGAGTTGGCAAAACTCGACATTGATCAACTTGCACTCCTCCTTGAGGATGTCGCTGAACTCAAAGCTGAGGCCAAGCGTTCAGACGAGGCGGTGTATTCTGCCATCCACCTCAAATACAACGAAGAAGCCACGTCAAAGCGGCGCGAAAAGGGCATTGACACAGGTTCTGTGCGGATAGACGATGGTGCCTTCACCATCATCGCAGACCTTCCCAAGCGCGTCGAATGGGACCAGTCTGGGTTGGGTCAAGTTGAAGTGGCGTTGTCTGAAATGGGCGAGCCGGTTGAGGAATACATCAAGCTAAAGCGCGATGTATCTGAAAACGCCTACAAGGGCTGGCCGTCTAGTCTGAAAAAGCTGTTTGATCCGCATCGCACCGTCGGCGCGGGTAAGCCAACATATAAAGTCTCGGCACGAGGAGAGTAACATGGAAATCTCAATCGCTAATATCAGGCGTGGCAACACGCCCAAGCCAGCACGTTTGCTTGTGTATGGCGTGCATGGCATCGGCAAGACCAGCTTTGCCGCATCTGCCCCCGATCCGATCTTTATCCAGGCGGAAGACGGTCTAGGGTCCATCGATGCGCCGACATTTGGTTTGGCCCAGTCATACGAAGACGTGATGCAGGCCATCGGCGTGCTGTTCAACGACCCGCATGATTTCCAAACAGTTGTCATCGACAGCCTGGACTGGCTGGAACCGATGATCTGGGCGAGCGTTGCCAAGGACAACGGCTGGAAAGACATCGAAACGCCGGGTTTTGGTAAGGGGTATGTCGCCGCTCTTGATACGTGGCGCATGTTCGTTGATGGTCTTAACGCTCTACGCGATGAGCGTAACATGACAGTGATCATGCTCGCCCACAGCGAGATCAAGCGGTTCGACAGCCCGGAACACGAACCGTATGATCGCTATCAACCCAAGTTGCACGCCAGGGCGTCTGCTCTCATGCAAGAGCATGTGGACGCCGTCCTGTTTGCAAACTACCGCATCAGCACAGTGAAGTCTGATGTCGGTTTCTCGAAGAAGGTCACCCGTGCGGTCGGTGGAGGCGACCGTATCCTACACACGCAGGAGCGTCCTGCGCTGTTGGCAAAGAACCGTTACAACCTGCCAGAAAGCATCCCGCTCGATTGGCAAGCATTTGCTGAACACGTCCCCTACTACAACTTTGAAACGAAGGAATAGAAGAAATGGCAAACCTCGGTCTAAACTTTGATGCCACGACGGTTGAACCGTCAGCGCCGATTGATGTCATCCCCGCAGGGAAATACGTCGCGCAGATCGTCAACAGCGAAATGCGCGACACCAAGAGCGGGTCTGGCCAATACCTGTGGCTGGAGATCGACATCATGGATGGCCAATACAAAGGCCGCAAACTGTGGGATCGGCTGAACCTCGTGAACAGCAACCCACAAGCCGCTGAGATCGCCAACCGCACGCTGTCCGCCATCTGCCACGCCACCGGCAAGATGCACATCACGGATAGCGAGCAGGTCCACTACATTCCCATGCTGATCAAGGTGGCTGTCCGGCCGTCGGGCGTGGACAAGTCGGGCGTGCAGCGCGAAGCGCAGAACGAAATCAAGGGTTACGAAAAGGTCGAAGGATTTTCGTCATCCAAGCCACCTGCTGCGGCAGCAGCTTCAACCACCGCTAAGTCGGCACCCTGGCGGCGATAGCATAAAGGGGGAGAAATCCCCCTTACCACCATACAAAAAAACAGGAGCATGTAATGGCAACGACGACAGTTCAAATTTCGGCCCCCGACATCCGTGAAATCCAATGCAAAATCATCGGCACTGCGCCGCTGATGATTGCTCGGTTTTCGCAAAAGGCGAAATTGGAGATGATGGCAAAACACGCCGCCGGGTCAACGGCGAAGAAGGGAGGGGCGCGAAACGCAAAAGATTTTGACGAGGCTTTCAACAACGCACGATACATCTCGCCGGAAGGCTGGGATGGCATACACGCCGGGGCGTTTCGCGCTGCGATGATTTCGGCTTGCCGGTTGGTCGGTTACAAAATGACGCTGGCTCGCCTGAGTTTGTTTGTCGTGGCGGACGGGTATGACCATCTGGATCGCACTGCGCTGGTGCGCATCCACGGCCCCAAGCCAGAGCGTTCTGACATGCACGTGCGAAACGCAACAGGCGTGATCGACGTGCGCACGCGGCCAATTTGGCACGAATGGTCGTGTGAATTGCGCATCCGTTATGACGGTGGGCAATTCACCGGAAATGACGTTGTGAACCTGCTGTCGCGTGTTGGTCAACAAGTGGGAATCGGTGAAGGACGTCCAGACAGCCGTCAAAGCGCGGGTCTTGGTTTTGGACTTTTTCGCTTGCAAGAAGCGGACGAATAGGGTTTTCTTTTTGGGTGCGCTTTAGGGCGCACCCAATTCGCCGCAGGCATGGCAGGGTTCGGCTAGGCATGGCCGGGCGTGGCAAGGCGCGGCAGGCAAGGCAGGGCACGGCAGGCGAGGCTGGGCGTGGCGCGGCGAGGCGCGGGCTGGCACGGCAGGCAAGGAGCGGCCAGCTAGGGCATGGCATGGCACGGCAGGCGAGGCGAGGCTGGGTTTGGCGTGGCATAGCAAGGCAAGGCAGGCGCGGCATGGCGTGTTCAGGCGCGCAATGGCAAGGTCAGGCAACGCAGGC